CGTCGTCCCTACTTGGACGGTCGTGTAAGGCCCAGCATCTCCCTGAATTCCCTGCGGCCCGCGAGGCACTACAAAAGAGATGACTTGCGACGGGGCCGTTCCGGTGATCGATATCGAGGCAGTTGTCGCAGAGGTTGTCGCAACGCTGCCGACAGAGAGAACATTGGCGGGGCCAGCCGGTCCGACGTTTCCCTGAATGCCCTGACTTCCGGTCGCACCTTGCGGCAGGACGAGATTCAGAGTCTGCGTGGCTGTTCCGTTCGCGACAGTCTGGGCACTGATAGTCGCGGCGGCGTCAATCCCCGTGACGACAGTGCCAAGAACGAGTCGATTGGTAGGCCCGACGGGACCAGTGCTTCCCGTCGGACCCTGCGGACCCACAGAACCGCCCTGAGTGTAGGACAGTGCGATCGGAGCAGGGGGTGTGATGTTGACGACGACGTCGCTCATGTCACGCGTCCCCCGGCGTCAGCTTGCCAGACAGCACAGTGCGAGTCACGACGCCCGGCCCAACCCAACGGAAGTACCATCGCAGCGTGTCGGTGGTACTGAGAGCGGCAGTCTGATTCTCTTGAAGAGACAGGTTGAGCTTCCCGGCAGCGAGATCGACAGGCGTGATCGTGAACTGAGCTACCTCTTGAGTCCCTGTGATCACGCCGTTAACGACGCTCGTCACCTTGTAGATCGAAGACGAGAACGAATAGCCCACGAGACTTATGTCCGCGTCGACCGTGAACCAGAATTCGTCCCCTCTTATGAAGGACAAATTTAAGTTTTGCGGTAGGAGGGCGTAGTCAGCCAAGTCACTTCTCCACTGCGAAGGAGGCGTAGGCGACTGACACTGCGGCAGCAGCCTTCGGAGCCTCGACGTTCATTGCGTGAGGGTCCGAAGACAGGGACGTCAGGAGTGCGGTGATCCAAGCCCAGAGTGCGGTCATTTGTTCACCTCCAAACACCACGCCGCAGCCACGAACAGAGAGAAAGGGGCGATGATCAACGCGACCACGTAAGTCCACCACGGGACCGGGAAGCGAAACTCTTGGTTGTTGATGCTGTAGATATTTTCTTTCACGTCACCACCCCTGACCGTGGTTCAGGACTTGGTGACCGTCGGCGTCGATTCGAGCGTGAACGATGTTGGCTTCCTGTGGCGATCGCTCGGCGACCATCATCACCCAGAGAAAACCCTTCGCGACTCGTGCGAGTAGCTTGAGAACGGGGCGATCCGGCCGGGGAGGCACAGGCCTGATCGGAGACGCTGGCGATGACGCGAGCCACCAGCCGATGGCGAGGCAGACGAGACCAGCGATGACAATGTTACGTTCAGTTGCTTTCATCATTTGCCCCCGGTTGCAGCCATCCGCCGTGATCCAAGTCTCTGTACGCGAAGCCGTTGACACCGCCGATCGCAAAGGAATCGCCTTGACTCAAAATTAATTCGACGTCTTTTCTCTCAATCCAGAAGCTCCCGTCAGGCTGATCAGCGGGGAGCTTTGAACCGGAGACCCACCGGGTTCCCCAAGAATTGAGACACAAAGCACCATCGCGAGGTCGCTTCATGCCGTTCGTGGCAGCGTTGGCAGCGTGCCGAATCGATACCAGAGTCATGCAATGACTCCACTGCCCGCCCCTTGGTAAAAATCCGTCCTCGTCTCTTACGTTCGTCGCAGCGAAGCCCACGTTCGAGCAAATAGGCACGCAAAAACCTGACTCCAGTGCCGCGCTCAGTTCTTCCCACGTCGAGACTTGAGCCACCGCACGAGCCGTGTGCTTATTGGCTTCCTTTGCGAGATCGAGCGGCACGCCGTTCGCTCCCCACTCACGAGAACGTGGAATCGAATACTCAGTGAGGTCAACGCTTCCGTACTTTTTCTTGTAAAGAATTCCGCCTACGCCGGGCTGCTTGCACTTGCCAGAGACCCACCTCGCCGCCGCCGCCCCAAAGCTTCCATCTGAATACCCGGCGAAGGTTACGGGTGGATTTCTTCCCGCCGTTCTACTTCCGCCGTAAATTCCGGACGTGTCGACTTCGAGAGGAGGATTTGGTAGCTCGCCGGTCGCGTGATCCGTCGCTTGTCCGAAATACGCCGACACAGCCCACCCAAAACTGACACAAGTTCCCGCAGAGCCCTGATTCCACGCAGTGAACGGCGTCCCATACACTTTGCGGTGAGCCTGATCAGCGTACCGATAAAGGTACACGTCCTTCCCCTTCGCCTTCTTCACCGCGTCGGCCCCAGCCTGAGCGAACGTCGGCTCCTTGAGTTCACCTAAGAACTCTCTCAGACCAGCCGGGTTTGGCTGGTAGCCGAAATTGTTCTCAAGGTGATTAGCCAGACGGAACGTCGCCAACTGCACGAGCGCGCCGAGGAACGACACGACGATCACAGTGACGAGAGCCGAGATTGTGATTCTACTTCGCGGCATCGGAACAAGCCCTTGAGATGTCTCGCATTGCGGCGACCCACTTGGCTCGATCCGCAGGAGTCACAGGTCCGCCAGATGTACCAACGGCCTCGTCGAGGTAGGCGTGAATCGCTTCCTTGACCTTCGGCTGGCGGGCACCAAGACTCTCGCCACGCAAACGTGCCTCGCGAGCAGCAATGCGAAGGTCGTCAAACGCGACGCCAGTCTTCAAGCGAGGATCAGGCCTCGTGCCGTCGTATTCGATGCAGTCGCCGACTTCTGCGGTGAGGGCTGAAAGCATTTGTGCGTCCGACGAGGCGTTCTGCCCGATGAACAGGCCGCGAAGAACGAGTCCCGCCGGAGGAACTGGACCGGGATTCGGTGCAGCGTCGTCGCTGCCGCGATCAAAGGCCCACACGAGCAACGCGAGTGCTACGAGGCACCCCGCTGCGATCTGCCGTTGAAGAGTCGTCATTCCTTATCGCTCCCAGCCACAAGACACAGAGTGAGTTCATTGATTGCCGCAGTCGCCTTTTCGTCGAGGTTCCCAGTCGCAACCAAGCGACTCCGGACGGACGCGAGACTCTCGATAGCACTTCTGTAGCTAGGAGTCTTTGGCGGCTGCGGAATCGCAGGCACGTCGACCGACGGAAGCGGCACTGACTTGGGAGCGGAAGCCTTCGTCTCAGGCCACATCAGGAGAGCCACGGCGGCGGCGATGATGAGCAGGAAGATCACTTTGTGGCCCTCACGATCGGTAGAAGAGACTGGACTACGCCCCCGGCAGCGAGCAGGACAATCGCTCGAACGGTCGGCCGGAAGACAACCCAAAAGGGGACGAAATAGATCGGAACGCACTTGTCAGCGACGGCGTCAAACAGGGTCGCGACAGCCGCAACTGCCCATAGCTTCTTCTGCTCGCCGTCGGCCGGGATCGAGTCAAGAGCCGACACAACAAGTCTCAAGAGCGACGTCGCCAGTTCAGCGAAGTCCGCCACGCTTAGCCCGTCGGAGGCAAGCTCCTTGGCACGCTGCACGTAGGCCTTCACCTTCTCGGCAAGGCCCGGAGCGTCGTTGGCGGCGATGATGGCAGAGTCGGCGACCATTACTCGTCACCTCCAAGGCCCGTCCAAGCCACGCGGTCGAGGGCCGCGACAAGCTTCTGTCGCACGCTTGGCGTGACATTCCCGTCGCAAGACTCCAGAGACAGGGCAATTTCCCTGTCAATCGCTGCAATCAGGTCCGGATAGATTCCGGGGCAGACGGTACAGAGGCCAGACCAGATGAACCTCTGGATGGATCGATGGATTTTCAGCCAGTCGCTGATCGTGACGATGGTCGGATCGCAAACGAGACCGTCGGCCTTGACGACGTCTCGCGTGGATTCGTAGATGCTCTTGAGCCAGAGCCTGTCGGAGATCAGCATCCCAGACATAACTCGATCAAGAGTGGCCGTTTTCAGCGTCATTCGCGGTCACCCAGCGGAGAAAGTCTTCACCCTCGCGGGTGCAAAGAATCGCAAAAATACGGGTTTTTAGGCCTTTTTCGATCGTCGTCTCAGCCGTGTGTTCGAGCCACTCCACCGCCTCAGCGAACACTTGAGCCCGTGCCCGGTCGTCGCCAGCGGCGAGGAAAAGCCTCGCGTAAACGTGGAGTTGGCCCATACCTTTTCAGCCTAGCAAGCGACAGCGATCACCCGGAAGTATCGATCAGACCTTCCAGATAAGTCTGCGGACCCGACTCGTCGTCGTCAGAAAATCGGAACAGGCTCTCCGGAACGACTGGAGCCTCGTATGGGACGTGCTTGACGACTCCACCGACTCGACGACGCTCGCGTTCTTCGTCT